GTATGGTTCGGCTGCGATTGGCAGCATGATTTCGGGTTGCACACTTGGAGTGTACGAAGTTGATGGTTTTGTAACTAGCATAATTACCGGGTGTGGTCAGGCAATCAATACCGCGTGCGGCGTCCTTATGGGTCTTTACGTGGGCAACGAGGTTGGCATAAACTTGGGAACAAGACAATGCATAATCGGAGCAGAGATCAGAGGAAACACCAAAGGCATAAACTCAGCGACAAATCTGGTGCTGACTGACTCGTGTGTTCTCAAAGATAACACTAATTACGATATTAATTCTTGTTATACGGTTGATGGGACAGGAGCTTCGCTGCAATCGCGTAATCAGGTGGTGGGTTACTCGCTCGGAACACCGGCATACGTCTCTCCTCACGTCATTATCCGTGACCCTAGAAATCCAGCAGGAGCGATTCTTCGCGGAAGAATTATGGCCTGGGTCAACGGCGGCTACACCAAGAGCGTCGAATCAGCAGATTTCCCAGTAGGCATGACCCCGACCCCAGTGAGTATGGATTATGCTCACCTATCTATTTGTGAATTCGCAAGCGTGTTGAATTGGGTAACGGTACCAGTTTTCGCTAGAGCTAACGTACAACTAAAAATAACTGTTTATGTTTATATACCTGCCGCATTGCCTAGTGATTTCGATATACCTCCTACCATTGAATTGCTCGATCCGGGTAAGGAGTATAGCGATCCTGCCGCTGTTTTAGATTCAGACGTTGTTGTAGAAGGTTCTGATGTAGATGGCTGGTATACATTACAAGTTTCATATACTCCTACTTACGACGGACAGTTTACGTTTAGGGTGAAGGCTCAGGAGGCCAGTGATGCTTTTTATTGGTTCCCAGTGTATGAAGGTGCTTCGGTTCCTACATTGCCTGATATAGCGGATGTAAGAGACGGTGAGAGTTATGGATATCCAGAAACACCTTTAGAAGGGACATTGGATTTACCAATTGAAGCGAATGTTAAAAAAGATATAAAGTTTGATAATGAAACAAAAACAGGCGTTTATGATCCAATAACTGGTAATTTTACAGATCCAGGTAAAGAAAATGTTTTAATTTATAACAATTATATATTTGATGGAGTTGAGCAGGTAGCAGAATTTGATGAAGCAGCACGTAATACTGACCCAGGTGAAGTTAATGTGAGAGCTGATGTAGAATATAAAATTTTAAATGAAACTAAAACTGGTACTCTTGAAGTCGGCACTGGCACGATAATCGTTTCTGCTGTTAATAAAGGAATGCAGACTTAAATGACTGAGATAACTAAAAATAGCGAAGTTAATTTTTTCGTGCAGATGATTAATTCGTCTGGCGCTAGTTTATCTGATTTGGATTTAACTGTGCAAATAGTTAAGTCGAATCAGTCGGCGTATGCTGATATTGCTGGAGATTGGGTTGAAGTAGGTAACGGCACATATCGTGTTTCTCTAAATAGCGTAGATACAGATACACTAGGCCCTAGCATGGTTAAGATTACTGCCGATGGCGCAGTAGATCAGTTTGTGCCTATTGAGGTCATAAAATACAGAGAAGAAATTACAGCAACTGGCGCTGATGTTGAATCTGTTTTAACAAAGGTGCAGTTACTTGTCGATAATCAACTGCCTGATGACGAAGAATTAGCTCCTCCTACGCCTGAATCTGTTTTAGATAGGTTAAAAGAGATAATCAATGGGCCTAAATCTGTTGATAGCGACGGCGTTAAAGTTGAGAATCATAGTATAAAAGATATTTTAGACGCCGAAAAAGTGCTGAGCGATAAAACTAAAAAGATTAAATTTTATTCAGTTAAGAGTAATTATTAAACGAGTAAGTTATGCACGAAAATAAAACAGCAGCGCCAAATATAGTCGTAAAAGATAAATCGTTTAAACAGCACGATGCTAAATTCGATGCGCTTGGGCCTAATAGTAGTTTACAGTCGCACTGGCTAAATGCTGATGCTTTAAATCCAATTGAAATGGCTGCTCCTGCCATACGAAAAAAGGCTAGAGAGCGCTGCCGTCTTGAATTTAATAATAGTCCATATTGTTCAGGTATTGTGACTACCTTGGCGGCTGACACAATTTCTACTGGCCCTGTTTTACAGTTGTCGAGTGGAGATGATAATTTAGATAATAAGGTTGAAAAAGATTTTGATGCTTGGTCACGTAAAATAAATCTGCCGGCCAAACTACGTTTGATGCGGCAGGCTAAATGTGTGGATGGGGAAATATTCGGAATTATTGTAGCTGATAAACGCGATACCAGTGCATCAATCGATCTCATGCTTGTAGAGACTGAAAATGTTTGCAGTCCATTAGTGCAGTTATATGACTTATATGATGGTATTGACGTTGATGACTACGGTCGACCTACGAGTTATAATATAAAAATATCTGGCGATGTATTTAATAAGGCAGATTATAAAATAGTGCCTGCTCATCAAGTATTGCATTATGCAAATATTATAAGGCCTGGGCAAGTTCGAGGTCTGCCTGAATTTTTACCGGCGTTAAATTTATTCGCCTGTTTACGCAGATATACTAAGGCTGTTTTAACTACTGCAGAAAAAGCTGCAAATATTACTTATACAATAGAAGCGAATAATACCGAAGATCCGTTTGATCTATCAAATATGCCGGGCGCTTCTGATGGTAATTTAGAGTTCGAGTTGAGCCAGGATCCTAATATGGCTGCGGTAGTACCTCAAGGTTGGTCGTTAAAAGGATTAAAACCTGAACAACCTACTTCAACGCATTCTGACTTCGTAAAAACAATAGTTGCCGAGTTAGCGCGATGCCTAAATGTTCCTTATAATGTCGCAGCTTTAGACAATAGTGGTCACAGTTGGGCTACTTCAAGAGCAGATGTTGAGGCATATTATCGCAGCGTTGAGTGCGAGCGTAATTTATTGGAATCGGCCGCTTTAAATAAACTGTTTGCTTCTTGGCTGTCTTTTTATGTTATAGAGAATAACTTAAGGAATTATAATCCATCGGTGTCCTTCAATTATCCCGGCCGTGTTCATCTTGATCCGCAAAAAGAAGCACGCGCGGCCGAAGTTTTATTATCGATTAATGCTATTACGCTGTCAGAATTATATTCTAAGCGCGGCAAAGATTGGCAAATTGAGCTACAACAGCGAGCAAAAGAAAAAGAATTGATGCATAAATTGGGTTTAACCGAGCAAGATTTAAAAGTAGATGACCTTGACGACAAAATAGATGACAAGTTGGATGAGTTGGAATAAGTTTGTACGTTTTTAAAAAAATCTTTCAAAAATGAAAAGATTTCTCTTGACAAATCGATCGAAGTATGGTATAATGCGCAAAGCTAAAAAGGAGTTATAACTAATATGGAAAATAAAATTTTTACTGCCAGTATTTTAGATATAGAGATCGCCGAGGTTAAAGATGGTGAAAAACCGACATTTAAAATGCTGGGCTATTCAGGCGGTATATATAACGACCGCGACCTCATTCTTGACGTATCTAAAATGAAGATTCGTAAAAATTTGCCCATTTTACTGGCGCATGACCATGAAAAGATAGTTGGCATGGCCACTAAAATAGATAAAACTTCGGAAGGCGAGATTATCATTGATGGTATTTTTACTGGTGATACATCCGATAAGTCGTCTCCGGCTGGTCAAGTAGTGTCACATGCGAAAAATGGATTTAAATGGTCGGCGTCGATAAGCTGGTTAATGCGTGAAGCCGAGTATATAGATGAAAAAGTGACTAGAATTGTAAATGGGCGCGAAATTAAAGGGCCTGTTTATGTTAGCGGTAAAACGGAATTATTAGAATGTTCGTTTGTAAGCGTGGCTGCCGACAATAAAACTGCGGGCAATCAATTTATTAATGCTGAAATTAAAAAGGAATTAAAAATGGAAAAAGAAATTGAGAAGACTGAAACTGTGAGTGCAAGTGTTGTCGAGACTATTGAACCTGCTATCGATAATGATATCAAGGAGCAGAAGGCTCGGACGGCGGCTGAGCTCCGTCGTCAGGCAAATATTATGAAGGCTGCCGGCGACCATAAGAATATTGCCGCCGATGCAATTGAGCAGGGCTGGACGATTGATAAGGTGGAGCTGGAAGTTATGAAGGCGTCTCTGCCTAGTATTTCTGTTAAGAGCTCTGCTCCGGCTGTCGAGTCCGATAAGGTGCTGGTTGCCGCGATGCTGAAGACCGCTGGCGCCGACATGAATAAATTGGCAAAAGATCGTCAGTTCGGCGAGCAGGTCGTCGATCGTGCTGACAGCCTCGGCACCATGACTCTGCACGGTTTGATGGCTTATTGTTTGGCGTCTATTGGCGAAGATGCGCCACGCGACGGCAAAGCGCTGCTGGCCAAGTGCGTGCAGCACCAGGCCTCGTTTAGTTCGACGCAGCTGCCGGGTATTCTCGGCGCAGTAGCTAATAAGTTGATGATTGATGCTTTTATGAGCGTTAACACGACTTATAATATTCTCGCTCAGCAGGCCGATTTTAACAACTTCTACACGCGTAATATGTACCGGCTGGATAATAGCGGCACCTTCCAAAAGGTCGAATCTGATGGCGAATTAAAGCATGGCGTGCTGGTGCAGGATGCTTATACTAATAAGCTTGAAACTTACGGGCAGATTATTGGTCTGACTCGACAGCAGTTGATCAACGACGAGTTGGATGCGTTTTCGCAGCTGGTTCGTATGCTTGGGCGCAAATCGGCTGTGGCCGTTGAGCGCGCGTTGTACGGTGAAGTTTGCGAGGCTGGCGACACCTTCTATACTGATGGTCGCGGAAACCGCCTTACGACCTGTGCGTTGAGTATCGAAGGTCTCGCTCGCGCTGAGGCTGCATTGGCCGCCCAGGTCGACCAGGCCGGCGATCCTATTTATGCTACTCCTAAATATCTGGTTGTGCCGCCGGCTTTGAAGTCGCTTGCGGATCAGATTTATACCTCGACTAACGTGGTTGTGACTGATCTTGGCGGTACTGCTGCTAAGCGAACGACTGGCGTGTCGAATCCATATGTTGGGCGTTTCGAGGTTGTGACTAGTCCTTATCTGGCACTGGCAACGGTTAACGGCTCTAGCTCTACGACTTGGTACTTGGTTGCCGATCCTATGAGCGTTCCGGCGTTCCAGGTTGCCTATCTTAACGGTAATCGCACTCCGGTTATTGAGACTGCCGATACCGAGTTCAATACGCTTGGTATGCAGACCCGCGCGTACTTCGATTTTGGTTGCGCCCAGGTCGATTATCGCGGCGCCGTGAAATGCACTGCCTAAACAATATTGTTCTGTCAACCGCCGCTATATGTAAAAATGTAGCGGCGGTTGACGGGCTTCTATATAAGAGGATAAAATGCAAGCTATTAAAGTAAATGACGGAAAATCTTTTCAATACGATAATGATGGCGGGGCAATCGCTGCTGGTGATGTTGTAGCCGTAGGCCCTATAGCCGGTATTGCTATGCAGAATATAGCTGCCGCGAGTACTGGCGAAGTGGCTATGCGCGGTATTTTTGATATAGTTAAAGAGGCTGCTGTTGAAGTTAGCACTGGAGCGATTGTTTATTGGCACGCGGCTGGCCATGCTAACGTTACCGAGATGGGTAGCGCCTGTATCGCCGGACTAGCTGTTAAGGACGCTGCTGGCGCCGATGCTACTGTTCGAGTTATACTTGTGTCGTTGTAATTAGGAGTTTATTATGGACGCAATTAAAGTAAATGATGGTTCGGCAGTTTCGTATCACAACGATAGCGGTAGCAACATAGAGTGCGGCGATATTGTTGTACTAGCAAATGCTGTTGGCGTTGTGGCGCAGCAGTGTATTGCGGATGGCGAAGATGGCACTGTTTTATTTAGCGGATGCTTCGATGTGGTTAAAGAGCCAACCGTCGCTATAACTTTTGGTGCTATAGTATACTGGGATGCAGTAAATAAAGAGGCCGATATAGACAGCGGTAATAGCGTTGTTTTAGGTATTTGTGTTAAAAGAGCCCTCGACAGCGATGAGCGTGTTAGAGTTTGGCGATAAATAAAAGGAGATAATAATGGTTGCTAAAAGAGTGCAGGAAGGTAAGGCTATTAATTTTACGAATACCACTGGTGCCGATATTGCTGGCGGCAGCGTTATTCGTATTAATAACTTACTCGGTGTTGTACAGTTGCCTTGTTTAAACGGCCGTGCTGGTGTGATTCATATTCAGGGCGTTTTTGCTGTGGACAAAGGTAGTACTGAATTTAATTTAGGTGATTATGTTTATTGGAATCCCGAATTGAATCAGGCGACCGATGAGGATTCAGGGCTTTATCTGCTCGGCATCTGTGTTAAAGATGCTGCGTCAGGCGATAGTTCTGTGGATACTCTTATTGGTTAATTTGATTTTAGCCGAGGTTTAAAATGGGCAATTTAATTCGGGATGGCGAGCGCTGGCTACACAACGAACGTAATAAATTATTCTCGGCTGTAATTGAATACGTTCGAGGCCAGGGCTCGTGCAGCATTCGCAGCACACCGTCTAGAACAGTTTTTAGGTTTGTTGATCTTGGCGGTAATAGTTTAAGAGAGGTGACTAGAGATTATTTAGTCGATGCTGCTGATTTAAAAATAAACGGCGTGTTAATAGAGCCGCAGCGTGGCGATTATATTATTGAGACATTAAAAGGCCAAAAAATAAGGCATGACGTCTTAGCGCCGAATAATGAGCCTGACTGGCGATGGTCCGATAGGTATCAAAGAATTTATCGCATACATACTAAGGAACTTGGCCAGATTGTACAGGAATAATTATTAGTATATTTCTTTTATGGGGCTTTAATGGGCGAAAAATTAAAAGCATTAACAGGTGACACGCTTATTCCGATAGGCTTAGCTGTTGGAGCTTTAATAACGATGGCCGGGTTAGCATATTCGGCTGGAGTTACGAAGACTGCGCTGGCCGTCGATGTTGAGCTGCTAAAATCGCACGTGCAAAAGCAAGAAGTTAGAATTGACGACATTTGTAAAACTTTTAATGAAATGAAAATTACGTTGACAGAGATAAATGGTAGGCTTGGAAACATTGAGAAGAAAATAGGTAACTAATGCACTTAAGTTTATGTAGTGAAATTCGAGATATACTGCACGCGAATAAAGGGCAGTTTGCTATTCCGTTTGATTACCAAGCTGCCGCTGCCGTTCGTGTGACTAGAAAAGAATTGTTTAATTCGCCGATGTGCTTTATCAGGCCTTTTAGTCAATCTACCAATCGCATAACTAGGTCGCATGTTCTAACCGACTATGAGATTTATTTACAGTTTGCTCAAACGCATGTTACTGATGAGGCGTTATGGGTTGACTGCATTGAAAATATAAGAGATTTTTTAGTTAACTATGCAGATAAAATTCTGTTAAATTACAGAATTTTCGATATAAAAGTTGAGCCTGTTTTTAGCGAGGTGCTGTTATCGCAGAATGCTGTTATGGCATCTGGCATACTTTTAACAGTTAAACAGGTTGGAATTTAGGTTTAAATATTAGTAGTTTAAATTTAGGAGATACAAAATGAGTACTAATTTCGTACTGGGTATGGATGCAAAATTGTATATTGGCGATCCCGGGTCCACCGCCGCGACCGAGATGTCCAACGTTCGCGATGTTACGTTGAATTTAGAAGTCGCAAGCGCTGACGTGACTACGCGCGGCGATGGGGGGTGGCGAGTTAACGTGCCTACTCTCCGCGACGCATCTTTAACTTTCCAAATGGTTTGGGATCCGGAAGACGCTAATTTTGTTAAGGTTCGTAACGCCTATCTGCCTGGTACTGACACCGACGCAGTCGCGTTTTTAGTGCTGGATAAAGAGGGTGGCCAAGGTTTTGACGCAGATTTTATGATTGAGAGTTTTACCAGAAACGAAGAGCTTGAAAATGCAGTGATGGCCGATGTTACTGCCCGGCCGGCTCGGTCTACTAGGGCGCCGAGTTGGTATGGAGTGTAATTAGTTATTGATTTAAATTTTACTCGAAGGAGATAAAAATGGCAGTAACGCGTAATGTAATTCAGAATGTGAGTATTGGCGGCGTCAGCATAAATTCTGCAACGCCTAAGACTGGCGCTGGCGAAATTAGCCATACAGTGGTTTTGGCCGGAGCTAAAGCTGGCGCTCGAACGGCAGTTGACTGGCAGATCGATTTTGGTGCTGGGCATGGTTTTACGGCTGCCGATGTTGTGGATATTTATTGGGCGGGCGGCAAGCGAACCGGTGTTGTAGTAGACTCGTTGAGCGGCGATGGCGATAAGCTCGTAACGTTTGAGGACAGCGGTTACGGCGATGCGCTGCCGGCCAACGGAACTGCGGTGACAGCTCAGACGGTTACCGAAATAAACACGGATTTCGAGGCTGATCTGGCCAAGATAATTGTCGTACATTCAAGCCAGCGATCAAACGTCGATGTTTATACAGAGGTTGGTTCGCTTGGCAGTAAGCCTGAGTTGAGCGTTGAGCTTGTGCAGAATCAGGCTTTTATTTGGATTGAAGGCGCTAACGATAATCCACTCGACGGCGTGACGGTTGGTAAAATGACTGTTTCGACGGCATCGACTAGCGGAGCATTGGTTAAGATTGGCGTGCTTTACGATAGTGCTGGTTAATATATTATTTTATAAAAGCCGAGGTATAAAATGAAGTTTACTGATAAGGAAAATAGGCTCTGGTCGTGCGACATTAATATGTCTGTAATCCGTAGAGTTAAAAATGATACGGGTAAAAACTTATTGACCTTTATCGATCAGATCGAAGAAGTTGAAAAGGATCCGTTGCTTGTTATCGATCTGCTGGTTGCGTTATACCGCGATGAATTTACGAGGCGCGGTATAACTGAGGATGAATTCGTTAATGCTATTGAGGGCGATGTTTTTGAGCAGGCATTAAATAGTCTTATTGACAGCCTGGTTGAGTTCCTGCCAGAAAACAAAAAAAAAGTATTAGCGAAAGCGATCGGAAGTTTGAGGAAGCAGCAAGACAGGCAACTGCAAGAGCTAGAAAAGCAGCTGGACAAGGAGATATTGGAGCAGGAGAAACAAGAGTCGACTGGGACGAATACTTAAACAATATCTATATTCAGTGCGGTATTTTAGGAGTATGTCCTGACAGTTTAACTGCTAGAATTATAGACACAATGTTTAATGCTAAGCAGATTGATGAGTGGCAAAAGGTCGCGTTAATTGCTTATCATGTGGTGCTATCCCAGTGCGATAAAAAATCTGCTAAAAAAATAAAATATGAAGATTTTATTCCAAAGCAGTATCGCGCTAAACCTGTTAGAGGAGAAACTAATAATTCTGGCAGATTAACATTTGGAGAATTCTTGAGCGGATACGGCAGCGACAATTTACCTAAAATTTAATTAGTGTAAATTGTCGCTGATTTTTTAGGATACCAAATCATGCGATTAAAAATGCGTAAATTCTTTTTCGACAGTCCTAAAGTGTTACGGGCTGTTGATCGTGCTACGCGGCGGGTACTTATGCGGGCCGGGGCCAGCGTAAGGTTGACCGCCAGAAATAAATTACGTCCTGCTCGTAGGTTAAAAGAGGACGAGATGACTGATGAGCAGCTAAAAATAAAAAGAATTGCTGAGTTTAATAATAGAACGTTTATGCCACTTAAGGCCAGTGACCCAGGCGAGCCCCCGCGTGTTCGGCCCGCCAGCCCGTTAAAACGATTATTGTTTTTTGCATATGATTTTGTTAAAAAAACAGTTGTGGTTGGTCCGGCTAAATTCGACGCTAAAACGCAAAATGAGTTAGACGTATTAGAATACGGCGGGTATTCTAAAAATTTAAATAAGTATGTAGACGCTCGGCCGTTTATGGTACCTAGTTTAACTGAGCGACAAAAAGAAATTGCTAATATGTGGCGGAATTCAATAAGGTAAATAATTATGGCAAACGCAAAAGGAATACGTGCAGGTAGGGCATTCGTTGAAATAAGTCTGGATACTAAACAGCTTATTCGCGGTATTAGTGCTGTAAAAACTCAGTTTGTTGCACTGGGGGCTTCTATGCGACAGATGAGTTACAGGTTTATAGCCGCTGGGACAGTTTCGGCTTTGGTATTAAGACGAATTACTAATTCGTTTCTAGAGACAACTGATCAGATAGATAAATTATCAATACGAATTGGCGCGAGTACTGACGAACTACAAGAATTAGGGTTTGCAGCTGATAAGGCTGGAACCGACATGGAAACTATAGCCGACGCTAGCGTCTATTTAAATGCCGCTTTAGTACGTAATTCGAAAGCGTTTAATAAATTGGGCATCAGTGTTAAACAGCTGATGGCTATGAAACCAGGCGAACAGTTCGAGTATTTATCGAACCAGGTAAAAGGATTATCTACTCCTCGTGCGCTTGCGGTTTTAACTACTGCGTTTGGTCGTGGTAGGGCCGGGGAATTGATGCCGTTTATGCAGAGCGATATAGCTGGTGAAAGAGCTAGGGCTGCTAACCTTGGTGGTGTAATTCCTGCAGAAACGGTAAGGGCTGGGTTTCAATTACAAGATATTTTAACTGAACTAAAATGGAGTTTTAGAGGATTAGCCGCAGTTGCTGGTCAAGAGTTAACGCCGTTTATTCGGAATTTAACTGCTAATATAGGTGCGGGAGCAAATAGAATAGCCGAATGGATAAAAAACAATAAAACTTTAATTGGTAAAATAGCAATTATAGGCGTTACACTGGCTGGCCTGTCAGTTGTACTTGGTGCAATTGGTTTGTCATTATTGGCGTTTCAAATAGCTATAGGTTCGGTTGTATCTGCCGTTGCTGTTGCGGCTAAATTAGTATTTGGGTTTGCTGCTGCGATAGTTACTCTGGGCACTGGTTTAATTAAATTTGGAATATCTGCTGTTCTTGTGAGTGTAAAATTCGCGTTTACTAAATTGTTTGGAGTGCTGGCAGCTATTACGTCAGGATTTTTAGCACTGACAACTACAATATGGGCCACGGCCCGTGCTGCACTCAGTTTCGGTGCTGTAATAAAAACACAGCTTACTGCAGCGATGTACACCGGCTCGTGGGCGGTGCGTTCCGGCGTTAGCGCAATAAAGATGATCGGCGCAGCAATTAAGACAGATTTAACGCCTTCTTTCATTAGGCTAGGCACCGTAATTCGAAGGTTTGCGAGTAAAAAGTATGCGGCAGCGGTTGATAAGTTATTTGCAGCGCCGGCTAGAGCGCGTGCTCATCTCGAAGCAGGCGGTATGCTGGTTAAGGCAATTGGGTATAAGGCGGATCAAAAAAGTTTAGAACGTCTAACGGCGCAGTATGTTGCTAGAACAGGTGGCATTGGCGCTCATACAACAACAGCAGGCGGTAAAACCGTTGCGCAGGGCATTCTACGAAGCTCTATTATGTTACAGCGTAGGCAAACTCGACTGGCTAACGTTTACGCGGCGCTGACTAGAAAGTACAGAGCATTAGACAAAAGCCTAGGCGGGTCGATGTATGTACTATATGGGCGATCAATAAAAACAATTACAGCTAGAACCAGTAAAGGCATTCTAGGTCATCTCGGACTAGTAAATCCTAAATTTAGCCGGGCAAAAAAGGTTGCTACGTCACCTGCCTTTTCGGCATTTCGCGCTACATGGATGGCCGGTCTTAAATCATCCGGCCGCCAATTTAAAGTAGCGTTTAAAACGTTAGCAACGGTCCCAGCAGCAGCGCTAAAAGGTTTAGTCGGTTTTTTACGCGCAATTTTTAAAATTCCGCTGGTTAGGTTTTTTGGCAGAATTTTAAACTTCGTAATGTGGATTGAGTTAGGTTTACTTGCCTGGAATACTGCAGTACGCGACATCAGTGGCAATAAAATAGTCAAGCCGTTTGAGTATATTTTAAAAACAGTTAAAACTGTTGGAAGCGAACTAGTTAGTATATTCGCTGCTATTGGCAGAAATGTGCTTGCTATTGTTAAACCGCTTAAAGGAATTTTTACTGGATTTAAAGCTATCGGTACTGGCATTGGCGATGCGCTTGAGATGTTGCGACGTGGAGATATTGAGTCGTCTCTTGAATTGTTAGTTTTAGGTTTCAAGCAGGGCTACGCAGATATCAGCCATGCTATTAAGTTAACTGTCGAAGAGAGTACGTCAAGATTTAAAACTTTAATTGCTACAGTTGGAGACAGTTTCCAACTTTTATCGCTAGACGTTTATGCTTGGTTTAGCACTACCTGGGAAAGAATTCAGTCGGCATTTTTTGTTATGGTAGAGAACTTAAAGCGAGGAATTGTTCCTTCTTTGACCAAAATAGTAGACGATATGCGACGCGGTATAGCAGGCAGCGTCGGTTTAGCAGGCAGCGCCGGTTTAACGGGCGCAACGGCCGTCGCGGGGGGCGCGAGAGGCCTATTGCCGCCTAAAGGAAAGCTTGGCGGCGGCTATCTCTTTAACGGTAACGTAATCGCTAACTTAACTGATCTTTTAATTAAAGCCCACGACGTTCCAGTCCTCGGCTGGTTTACTAGAAAGTTTTGGGGAGCCGAGGATCCAACGATTGGGCGAGGCTCTGAGCATGCCAAAAACGTCACTACAGGCGACATACGTAAGCTTTTATGGAGCAGCGACAGAAGCCAACGGCCTGACCGTAAATCAAATGAAATTCAAAGGACTAATGCTGAAAGAGAAGCAAAAGCACAGGCCGAGCTTAGTCGAGAGCAGAGTGCGGCTAGAGCTGCTATAAAAAATAATATAGATTCAATTAAAGAATTGGCCGAGGCCCAGCGAAATGCCAATATAGCAGCGATGAAGGCTGCGCACGATGCTGAAACGGCAAAACGAGCGGAAGAAAGACAGGCTATTATAGACCGCGATAGAGGCGCCGCAGAAAGAGGCGCCGCAGAAAGAGGCGCCGCAGAAAGAGATTTATTAGCGAGGGCTGGAGCAGCTGTTGACGATATTCGTAGGCGTCAGCACAGTACTGCCGGCTCATTCTTTGGCGGGGCTGCTGCTAGACAATTTGGTGCTGGTAATGTTATTGAAACAGAACTACGTAAGCAGTCTGATTATTTACAAAAAGTAAGAGATTATTTAAAAGAGATAAGCGCACAAAACCGCGGCTGGATTCCGGTTGGTGCTGCTGGACTTCCGGAGTAATATATGTCAATAGAGCATCTGTTTGATAGTGACAGAGTTTCAACCGGCGAAAATCCGTCTGCAATTTTTAGGTACAGAATTTTTGATGTAGATAATTATTCGCAGGCATTAGTTGAATTGGCAAATGAATCTGCTACACATATTGATGTATACGCGAATACAGAAATGGCAGGCAGCGGTTGGCTAGCTAGGTCAGGATTAAATATTGTAGAGCCATTAGACCTGCGAAGTTGGATTGGCGAGGTATCGTATGGCGCTATTGGCACTGCAATAATTCCAGTATATACATTTGATACGTCGCCGTCTACCATGCATATAACCCGTGGCGTGCGTAACATTTATAGATTAGTGCCGCCAAGAGATAATAAAGGTAAAATAATAGACGGCGACTGGGTTCAAGATGAAAATTATCAAGGTAAACCACAGCCAATAAACTGGTCGAGTGAAGGCGTTGCAGGTTTAGATGTTTATGCGCCTGCGTTAACTTGGAGCGAAGTTTATCAAATACCTCCGTGGCAGATAAATAATGCGTATATAAAAACACTTAGAGACTGTTCCGGCAAGGTAAATGATTCAGTATGGCGCACTTATGGTTTACGCGAAGTTATGTTTTTAGGCGCAAGAGGAAGTAAGCTTGAAAATGGTTATTGGCAGATCGAATTCTCATTCGCGTATGAGGAAACTAAAACTGATATTGAAGTTGACGAGAATATAACTATACCAGTTAAACGTGGTTGGGATTATTTATGGGTGCAGCACGAAACTGCACAGCCACTAGATGATGAAGACGAACCTGATCTTGAACTACCAAGCAAACAGGAAATAATTGGCGTTTACGTAGATAAAGTGCATGATAGTTTTAACTTTGGATTTTTAGGGTTACCAGTTTAACATGCGTAATTTAAATTTAAAATCTAAAACAGCATTCGATAAAATAGACAATCCTCCTGATTTTAGTCTAAATAATAATGCTGTTAGAATTATGAATAATACGGGTTCAATTTTACCTAAATATTCAATTGTAGGTATAACTCGTGTTGCTCCTGCCTTTAGAAATTCCGATAATGATTATATTAACTTTTCAGCACTTAACTCACCAGTGTTTATCGCTGAATTTTATGACGCCGAAAAACATTCTCCGCATCAGATAGCAGTTTTAAAAGATAAAATTGATAATAAAAAATGCGGCATTGGATATGTTTCAGGGAGTTGTTGGGCACGTGTTAAATTAAATTCTGTTGAGGATAAGTATTGCAATCCTGTTACTGTTATCGGCGAGGGCGAGCCTGGCGAGCCCGAGCTATCATATCTTGAAACAGCAGCTAACGGCTCTATACCTATAGTTTATATCGAAAAATCAGAAGATGATGAATCAGAATTAGAAACCGGATCCTTTGTGTTCGCGCTGGTTAAACTTGGTGGAGCAGGTGCTGGCATAGGGCTGTATAAAATAGATGTTGCTCGTTTTGACTATTTAGAATGTCGGGCTTTCGTATATGACGAGGATGGCGAAGGAGTGTCAATAGGAGAAACAGTTTATATCGCCAAGCCTTATGAACTGCGAATACTACAACTAGACGGCCAAACAATTAACAACTGGACATATGAAAAAATCATCACAAATTCAGCAATTCGAAATGTAACAATTAATAGCATAAAGCGTAGACAAATACAGTGTCCGCGAGAATATGCTGCTGGCAATTTAATTTATGCTGCCAATGTGCCAACTGGACCGATAAAACACTGGGACTCTGTAAACAGTATTATCGTAGACTTTGAAACATATTTCTCTGAAGAAGATAGAGATGGCAGAAAAATATCTGGCATTGACTTAAATGTCGCTGGCAGACATTTTATGAATTTCGAAGCGAATATGTTTCCAATCGAATTAACGCAGACAGGTGGAGCACAGGGTGCACCGCCAACGTGGACTTATACAGTAAAAGATGCAGTTACCGGATTACAATTAGGTACTGCAGTGAATCCTACCGCTTCGCCACATAGATATGTTCGTCCAGCATATTACATGGACGCGGCTGATTATGGTACAGCTTATTTTAATACATCTGGCACCTTATCAATAATGTGGATAAACGAAAAAGCTCAAACCTTGGTGTGTGAATAATATGGGCAACATCTGGACAATACAAAACGGCAGAATTTTACTATCTAATTCTAAAATTGGCACTAAAGATAGCACCAATTGCTACAACTGCTGCACGCCAAACTGTGAGGAGTGCGAGCTTTGCATAGGCGTAATGCAGTGGGAGGGATTGGGTATTCGACGTACTAATCCGGTTATACCTATGAAATGCCGTTCAGGCGGTTCTGGCACGCCGTTAGTTGATGTATATCTGGAATACGACTTTACGGCACTTGAGCAGCCAATATATTTGACTCGAAAAGATCATTACTCGCTGCCACAGGCGGGGCGAACAAATTTTATTGCTGAGTTCGGGCAGGCTGTATCGAGATCTGCGCTGAGCACGGTTCTGGGCGGCGGCGGCGAAACAGTACTAGGCGCGCTGTTTGGCGATGGATCTGGCTCTGTTTCCAGTTACCGCGCATTTCCAGTTGTAAAAATAACAGCTAAATCAGTAGATGACGATAGCACAGTCAGAACATGGTTCCCTAACACGTTAGCTGCCGTAAGGTTTATCGGCTACGATTATGCTTGGAGATCTAGCGCTTTTTTAAGTATATATGCGGGAGCGGCAGCGTCTAGCGGATATCCTACATATAATATACCTTTATCTGTTGGCAGCATGGGCAATGCAGTCGTTCCGAGTTTATACATCGGCAGCACAGGCGTCGGTATGGGAACCTACCATACGTATTCTTTGGGTGGGGTGACCGATGAAAGAATTTATCCTAACGACAGAAGCTATTTGGACTGCGAAATAGGAGACTACACGCCTAAAAGGTACATGCTTAGCGGCGCAGACAATGGCGAGGAATATTATAATTGCGTTACCTGTACTGACGCTAAAAGAGCAGCCATATTAGATTATTGGCGATGCTACGGCCACGGATATGACTGCGATTACGATGGCTGGGTAGCATATTGGTATTTCGACGATCCGATAGAATTAGACTCTAGCGTAAAATGTAAAGTTTGGCACTGGCTAACAAATGAAGTGCCTACTACGGTCTGCTGTCATGGTAAAAATGAACCGTGTCGCGACTTAAAATGCGAATCCATGTCGATAGCGGAGTGTGCTGAAAAAAATGGCATTGCTGCATTAAGCAGTTGTGAAGATTTTGAATTCGGCAGCGAGGTGGTAGCCGATTTTGAAGATGCTAATTTCGTAGTTGATGATAAAACGATTGTTGAGACTGGGGCGTTTACAAATTACGTATTTAGATCTGGCGATACAATACAAATTACCGGCGGCACTAATATAGTGACAGGCACCTACGAAATTGAAGAGAAAATAGACAACGATAAAATAAAACTTTATGATAATATTTTATACGAGCAGGCAGAATACCCGTTCTCTGGCGGTATGTGGCTTGAAGCGTGGAAACAGCTTGTCGGCGCCTCTAACCCGTTCGCGGAATACAGCTACAAAGCTGGCGATACCTGCGTTATCGACAGTGGCACAAACGTAACACCTGGAACGTATGATGTTGCTGCTCGGCTCGACCCTGGTACGATCGAATTGGTCCAGAGTATCGGATCAGATAACTTTGTTGGCGACATCGTAGGCAGCGCGCTACAATGGCAAGACGTGAACGACAACTCTATCGCAGGCTCAATAACGCAGACATCTAAATGTGAAGGCAATTGTGATGACGGACCAACTGAAATAGAATTTGACCGCGTATCAATTAGTAATATAGATGGCAGCGGCGTCACTAATTCGCTAGTGACAGTTGAAGAACAGGCCGCGTGCGTAGACCCAGACATTCCAGAATGCGGTGAAGGAGTTTGGTGCGTAAAACGAAAGGCGTTTTTAAATACTTTTCATATCGACGAAAGCGCGGTAAATGCAGATAAATTCATGGCTACTACTACTTATGAAGAATATGTAGGAACCGATCATCCAGACGACGAATGTATTTGCGAGGATACCGTTGAATTCGACGATGAATGGGTAGACATTAACTATGAAATAATACCTACGATTTCAGTTAATTATCTAAAATGCGAGGTAAGTTGGAAACTCGAATTTATTTCGAAATATACACATGAAAGCGCAACCGTTAGTATTCTGTTAAAAACAATCGATGGCATCGTCAGCGTTGCTAAATTAGTCGCGGATGAAGGCGTTATCGACGTAGGCACGGTAACATTGCCTATTTTACCTTCTTCGAGCAATGCGTATATCGACGCGCCTTGGCACTATTCTAAATTAATTGACGGTTTGCCGGCTGAAGAAGAGTGCTATCGCAGTGAGGCTACTACGCCGCTTCAAGAATTTAGTTTGGACTTACTAATCAATTTTGATTTAACGCCTGTGACTTGCGAGGATGAGGAGTAAACATGATAATTATACCAATTGATGAATCAATAGAATCCGAATTAAATGCTCGTGGCATATCGTACCGAAAGATATTGAATTATTTTATTGTAAATGATGACGTTAAGTTTTCTGGCAGAATGATAGCGATTACTGGCGCAGATGATTTTTCTGCCGCCAAAATAAAAAGAATTATTAATGTATTAAACGCGCCGAATGTTGTTCAGCAGCGCGTAACAATTGAGAAGAAAGAAAAGCCTAAAATAGAAGAGCAGTTAAAGCAGTCGAAACGAAATATAAAACAAGCTGCAAAACCTACTATTATGCAATTCATTCGTAATATGGTAAACCCGCGGCAAGTTTATAGATATTTGAGGACTAAATTGTCAAAAGATACGGAAGCGTCGATTGCATTAAACAGGCTTGAAAAATGTGCGCAATGTGAATTTTTAGAAGTTCGCGAGGCTAAATTATATTGCGGTTCGTGCGGCTGCGGGGCTTCAAAAAGAGCTGCGCTTACAGAAAAAGTCGTAAAAAACGGCGCAAAATGCCCAAGAGGTTACTGGAATTAGAGAACTGTGAAAAAATAATTGTACAGCTCGCCTGCCATGTGTAGAAGGAGTTCCAACGCCGTCCAAATTACTGGGCGGCGTTTGACGTTATAATTATTTCTGATCGATTGACAGAAAGAGTTTGACACTCTGCTGGGACTAAAGTCCCGCAGATTCTCACAGACTTAATCCATGAGCTACTCTGATATGAGGACTATACCTCACACCAAAGGCACGTGCCATAAGTGCATCTACTGGGATTTCTTTCTTCCCAAACAATCCCAGATACTTCCTTAATATATTCGTGGCTCCTACTAAATCTCTATGTCCCACGAAACCGCACTTGCATTTATATTCTCTGCCCTTAACGCTCTTCCTATTTCCACAACCAGGACATGTCTTAGATGTATAAGACTCTTCTTGTTGTACAAATTTTAATCCTAATCGTTCGCACTTATACTTCAAATACCAACTAATCTGAGAATATAGCCAAGCGTGATTTTCCTGATTTCTAGCAGAGCCACAATTATTATCAACCCTATATCCTGTTAAGTCTCCAACAACTAGAGTATTATATCCTTTATTCTTGAGATATATTAC